GTTACCAAGAGAGCTATTGTGCGCGGCCTGATTAATTATCTGCCTATAAGTCAGCGAACGATAAACAGTCGGGTCCATAATAGCATCTACCATTTTATCAATGGTCTTAGCGTCCAGCTTCTTAGCAGCCCTAGCCAAAAGCTTAGGATCACCAATTTCCTGCAAAGCTGGATTCTTGTCGATAATATAGCCCAAACGCTTAGCTGTATTATTCAGAGCCGCAACGTCGTTCAAAACGGGCCTACCGTGGTGAGCCTGCGAAGCGGTGAAAACGGACCTCAGCCTAGTCCTAATAGCGGCTTCTGAATTGTTATTCTTCCTCATGCGAAGAAGAGTTTCAAAAGCTCCCTGAATAGGAGTTACTCCCAAAGAAGTAGAAGGCATACGGAAAAGACCGTAATCCAGAGCATTAATCTGGCCTGCTTCATCCAAAGCCGCAAACATATCATAAAGAGATACGTTAGTTCGGGCCTTACCCTTTACATCATCAACATGATTCAGGAAAGGCTCAACCCCTGCCGCACGCAATTCCTTATCAGCGATATTCAAAGCGGCCATGTAGAATCGACGCTTAGTGAAGTCCATCTGCTTAAGATCAGAATTCTTGAAAATCTTCTGCATGGAACTAATAAGAGATACGTGCAAAGCTAGCTGAGAATCAGAACCCCAAATCTTAGGACTCCAAGCACCACCTGTAGTTTTATCAGTAGTCATTGTACGCATACCAGAACCGGTCTTATGCGGTGCCTCTTTAAGCTGTACCGCCAATGCCGCCTTTACAGCATCATGGGCAAATTCAGCAATAGCGGCTTGACCAACAGTTCCAGTATCTACATTCTGAATCTTAAGAAGATCAGCATCAGGAATACCGTGACTCTTAGAGAGCACAGCATTCTTGAAATTCATCATCCTAAATTCCATCTGATAAGGCTCGTCAAATGCCACAGGGGACTTAACGAATTCTTCTGCCAAATCAGTAGCTTCGGCCTGAATATCATCAATGGCTTCATCAGTCGGCCTAATGGGCTTTACGATTTCACGACCATCAAGGAACCTAGATACCTCAGCCTCTTTGGAATCCCTAGCTACCTTTGCAGGCTTAGCCTTGTCCTTTAGGTACTTGTCATATTCTTTACGCTGACGGATAAACTCTTTGCCAACTTCTTCGGCGTCAGTTTTACCAGTCAATGCGCGAAGCATATCCATAGCAGCTTTAGGCAGATCGCCCTTTTTAATCTTGGCAATGATTTGAGCATTAGTCATAGGAATCTTTAGCGCCGCAATTTCCTGCGGAGTAAGAACTCCATCTGACGGATCAATTCCAAGCGCTGTAGCCCTTTCAGGGGACCAAGCATTAGGGTTAGGTTCTTCGACTTCAATCATCTTCGGAGCAAGATCATATTCCGGCTCGTCATTGATAATATCGTCAAGGCTATCATCAGCTTCTTTAGGTGCAGTATGTGCATCATAGTCAGCTTTATGCTGGGTAATAAGACCATCAATGTCGTCCTTGAATTCTTCGTAATCATCCAACTGATGAACGAATTTATCAAGGTTCTGTCGAAGGTACTCATTAGCCAATTTGCTATCGCCGGTGCCAATTCGGCTTGCAAGCTGAGAAAGCTTCATCTTGGAGGTAATGCCATTCTTACGAATGGAAAGCTCCATATCAGCATTCTCGCCTACAAAATTGTCCCATACATCTTCATCAATATACGAGTGGAGATTCTCCGCCGTAAGTTGAGTAGGAACACCATCATCGTCGAGAATGATGTTATATTTAGGATCGGAAAGATGGGGTGCATTATCCCAGTCTACTTTCTCTTCTTTGAGACGAGCCTTATTTTTTGAACCGGCAGTAGCCGCACGAGCTTTAGCCTTATCTTTACCCTCAGCCGCAAGCCCTACATATTCAGCATTTGAATTAGCACCCTTTACAGCTCTAGGAACCTTAATCATTTCACCACTAGGATCAGGAATCTGCCGTCGAATAACGGGTTCCTGTGGACTAGTAAGTTCCTTCATCTGCTTAGCGTACTTTTCACGCTGGAATACATTAGCTAGTTCATCGAACTTAGCTCCCCTTTGCTGTTGAATATATTCCTCAGCTTTAGGGTTAACTTTTACAGGAGCCACAGGGGCTTCGGCAACAGTATTAAGGACTTCCTTAGTAAACCCTTCGGGAACTTTAGGTTCATTTACTGGGGTTTCTTCCACCTTTGGTAATTTATTAACCCAGTCCATAGTAACGTCATTCTGGACTTCATCCAGAATTCCCATAGCATCTTTAGGCGTAGAAGAAGCTACTTCTGCTTCAAGCTGAGCTTCCAGCTGATTAGTCTGAGAAGCCACCTTTGCGGCATTTTCCTCGTCCTTAGCCTTTTGCATAGCTTCGATATTGATGCCAACTTCTTCATCAATATTGCCCCCAAATTCAGCATTCCGCATTTCCTGCTTATCTTTACGGCGCTGAACTCTGGCTTTCGACCAAGCAGAATGGTCCTTTTTCGCTTCCTGAATAGCTGTACCAATTCGGCCTTTAGGGTTATTGGCAATCTCCCCAAAAGACATTCCTTCTTTTACAGGAGCAATATCTTCGACTTCTTTGGACTTCTTAATCGCGTCTTCTGCGATCTCCTTGGCCGTCTTAGACCCCTGCCTCGCGCCCCTGACGGCCCCTTTGGCGAGCGCAGATGCGCCAACTGTGAGATAGGTCGCCGGGTCCAAAAGAACGTCTCCGGCAAATCCGTAAATTCCCTGTTGCCACTTACTAGCTTCACTATCTACATCAACACCGGCAATATCCTGCCCATGTTTAATTACATCTGCGAATGTAGTAGCATCTTCTGCGTTCTGAGCAATACCAGCATTAAGGCCCTGAGCAATACCAGTGACCGGTGCCATTAGTGCATCGGTAATTCCGCGAGCATTTCCAGCGGCAAGATTCTGGCCTGCATCAATAAGATTATCTGCCGTATTAGCTGCGGCGTAGCCACCAGTAGAGAGCACATTAAGAGCCTGCTTAATTACAGGAGTCTCTGCAACCTTTGCCACAGAAGCACCAAAACCCTCAATGCCACCTTTTTTAATGGTGTCATTGAGGGTATCACCGATGATCTTTTCATCAGTTTTATCTGGTTGCTTTAGTGGCGCAGTTGACTTTACATCTTTGCGGAATCCAGCTTTTCCAAGCTCCATTGCGCTAATCTCAGAGCGAAGTTTCTTTCCCTCTTTGACGTTGGCATCAGACTGATCTTTACCGATCGCGGCCTTTGCCTTATAGATTTCTTTCCAACTGGACATAGTATCCCTTAGCTTAATCTGAGATTATACTCAGAAATTCGGTAGCTTTAACCTTCAAAGACTACCAGCTAGTTTCCCAGTTTGTCAGTACCGTAGTTATCTACGCCAAGAACGACTCGGAGAGCAATACTATCGTCAAGCTTCACACCCTTTTTAGCCGCAATCTTCTTCATTTCCTGAATGGTAAAGTTTGCCTGATTACCGTTAACAGAAGAGTTAAAAGGAACGGACCTAGCCTGAGCATAAGCCTGCATATATTCCGTGGGATCAATACCCTGATTACGGATATCATTTTCCACAGCTGAGAGAACTCCACCAGAGCCGCCGCCGGATTCTTTCTGAGCCAATTTCCTAAGCTCAAGGGCATAATCCCTATCGCCTTCGACCTTTGAATCAATCCGATCGTCAATATCTCCGATAGAATCAGAAATTGCACCCATTCGATCAAGGTAATCATTCTTTGCTCCAGAACGGGCCTGCAACATAGACTGAGATTTCTGACTCTGCAATTCAGCTTCGGATTCATTAAGACCGCCAAGAATCTTTTGCAGATCGCTATTAAGGGCAGAACGCCTTTCAACTCCGGCACTAGCCTGAGATTGTGCTTGTTCTACATTCCTAGTCTGATCTGCGGCCTGATATCCCTGAGCTTGACGCATAGCGCCAGCCTGATTCTGAGTAAGCCTATCAAGAGCCTGAGTTTCATCCTGACCAGCATCACCTAATCCAGCTTCCTGAATTCCAAGACGCTCAAGCATAGCCGTCTTTTCAGCCATTTCAGCCGACCTATCAGCCGTAATATCATTCTTGGCGGTATTGTAGGTATTCTGCAATCCGCCCTGATATTCTCCGGCAATTCGGTTTACTGCGTCCCTGTCCTTAGTTTCAATTTCACGGACGTGTCCAGCCGAAAGTGCGGCGATATTAGCGTCAGACTTAGCGAAGTTGTCATTAGCAGAATTACGCGCATTTCCAATATTGGATAGTGCAGAAGCATAAGCCTGTTCTACCAGAGCATCCATTTCAGGATCACCCGTAAAATCTTCATCAAGCATTGCTTCAAGTTCTGCCCGACGCCTATTCAGTTTATCCAAAGGATCTTCTTCTGGCTCCCTATAAGCGGCTTCATCAGAAAGCATCTTATTCGCAAAGCGGGGCTGAGAAGAATTATCCTGAGAAAGTCCCGGCAGTTTACCGGCGTCACGAATAGCGCCAATAGACCTACTAGGCTGAGGACGACTTGCATTCATGCCTACAGCTTGTCCTTGCTGAAAAGGGTTATTGGAAATACCCTTCATTGTCATATCGGGAATAGGATCTTTCTTGGAGTCCCAATTACCATATGCCTGATAGCCACCTTCACCGCCTTTAATCGGCTTAGTGAGGCTACCCCAAAAATCATCCCATGCATTTGCCACAGGAAAGCCCCTTTCTTAGGTAAGATTCTGAGAAGCGGCAAGTCGGGCAAAAGCTTCCCTGCGTGCGGCCTGAATATTAGAACCGTTCTCGCCATTCTCCTGCTCGTATTTAGCACGACGGAATGACAAATCATCCTGAGCATTCTTAAGACCGGTCTTTACCTGCGTAGACTGGTTATCGTACTGCTTATCTGCCTTACCCAATTCCTCAGTAAACATACCAGAATTAGCAAGACCTCGGGAAGCAAAGTCCTCAGAAAGCCCAGTCAAACCATTAGTCCTATTGCGCTTAATTCCGTCTTGAGCAACTCCGGCATCCTGATCCAGAATTCCCTTCTGACGTTCATTATCCTCAATAAACTTCTTCAAGGCATTAGCATACTGGGATTTCTGGTCCATAAAGACAGAATCAGTAGCGGCCATATCATCAGTGAATTGTTCAAAAGACATAGGGGAGCGAGATACTGAACCTCCCATATCTCCGCCACCACCAGCCATTCCTCCACCGCCTCCGCCATATCCACCCTGAATAGGTGCCATTTGCTGAGCGGCAGGACTAGGAACAGTTCCGCCGTAATAAGGAGCGGCAGGACTAGGCGCGGGAGCGGGATTAAATCGTGGCTGAATTAGTGGAGTTCCAGATGAAGGTACTGGACCATTCGGATTAGTGGGAACTCCAGTTGAGGCAGGGCTATTAATAAAATTCTTAAGAATTTGGGACCTATTACCCCCACCCTCAACATCATTCGTATAGCTACGCAGTGCCATTATATTCTTCCTTTGTTTGCGATATTCCTGAGCAAATTGCGCTTAGTAGTCTTTGCCAAAGCGTCACGTTCTGCATAACCACTTTTATCCAGACCGCCTCCTGCATGGGGACTTGGGGCACTACCATTATAAACTCGATTACCAACAGAATAGGCTTCATTCTGCCGCATAAACTTATTCACATAGGACGGCTTTGGCTTTGGAGGCTCAGGTGGCTTTAGATACATAGTAATTCCTCCTAATTGAACTTGTCAACGACTTTCTCCTTGGGCTGGACATAAGCTGTAATTGTGTGAACTTTGGCCGGGCCTGTAGCCTTTGTACCAAGAGTGAACAATTCAAGCTCAAAAGAGGCTTGCTTAAACCGCATGGATTTAATGAGCCTCACAAAGATACGGCCATTCTCCGTCACAGCATTAGAAGGATCGCCGCCGTCAGCTATAGAAAGATTAATCTGCAAGAATGAGAGCGGGTTTCCCCATGTACCTGCTTCAAGCTGACTATGTGTATATGCCGCAATTTGTGCGTGAGTAGGCGGAGATTTGATTGCTGTGGGAATAAGCTTAGCAAGCATTGGCCTATTCGTTTTAATATCCGCACCCCACCAAAAGAGACGCTTCATTGCGGATGGAACTTGAAAGTCATAACTCTTAGTTCGCATCTTGCAATCAATGAATTCTACTGTGACAGGTACATCACTGTATTCATCAGTTATTGCAATAAGGCTTGCAGGAGAATCTACAGCAACTCGTTTTAGCTGAATGCCATTAAGCGACGTAGATTCAGAAGCTCCGACAGAAGTATGCCGAATAGACAGATAAGCTGAGATAGCGGTATCCGGCGCAGTAAATGTCTTATCAAGAACTCCGGCGACAATAGTATGATCTACCACAGAAGTAGCACCAGAGCGCAAAAGATAAGTCATGCGTGCGACCCTAGTTCCGGCCCCAACAGTCGTCATATTGCCAGTCAGTTTCCATTGCTGACCACCACTAAGACGAATATTAAAGTTGGCATTTCCACTGCTTGGATTAAGATATCCGATAGCAGGGGAGCCAGCCGTACCTGTATTAATATTAATCGTAGTGCCTACATGCGTTACTGTGTTATTAGCTCCGACAAAGGTATTCATATAAATAGCCTGTGCCGCAGTAAAAGCAGGAACCACATTATCACTGACATTCTGGACTGTACCCTGAGAGGCACCTATATAGGTACTGGAAAGAGTAGAGGAAGAATCCGCAGGAAGTTCATAAAGCCTGCCGGGAACTCCAAGATAAGAATGCCACTGACACCATGCTCTGGAATCCAGAGAGTAGGAATAGATCGTATTGAAATACCGGACTACAAGACGCCGATTAAGAATTGAAAGATCAACGCCGGGTGCCAAACCGTCTACAGATTTTGGGTCCTCAGCGAATTTAACGAACCTATTAAGCGGTGTATAGTTATTATTCACCAATTCATAAACTCGGCCTTGGTCATATACGTAGACATAATTCTCAAATTCAAGAACAGAAGTAGCAGAAGCCGCCCCTACGGAACCAGAAATCTTATCGACTTGTCCCTTTGAAGGACTAGCGGGATATGAGAATCTCCATGTACCATCATTCTTGAATACGAGAATTGAAGAGTTGAGCGCCAATAGGGCTGTGATAAATCCACCCTCACCGGGGGCAACATCAAAGAAGTCTGCTGTATTCCAGACGGTAGGGTCTGGTCCAGATACTCCAATATTGGAGAAATACATTCTTGAGCTTTGCGACGCTGTATCCACTCCAGCAACCCAAATACGGCTCTTATACGCAACAATGCAGTTACCCTTCTTCATATCAGGAACGTCAATAGCAACGCCGCCCTTAGCCCATTTAAAGCAGCTAATAGCGGTCGTCGGAGATACTACAAAGAAGCAATCTGCATTGATCTGCACAAAGCCCATAACATTCTGAGTTGCCGCGAGAGACTTAATAACAATCGGAGCATTAGCAAAGTCTCCCATAAGAATAGCTTGCAATTCAGATGCACCTGCCGCTAATGGCTTTACTACAAGAAGATACCATTCCGTGGTAGTAGTCCTGTAAATTCCAAGAACTTTCCAGTTAGCGTCAATAGTAGACCCAGCAATAGAAGTACCAGCTACGGCTTCAAAAGGAGGACGTGACCACAGGAGCATATCTGGCCCTACCTCGAAGTTTACCAATTCTACCAATTCGGTATCTTTGGATTCACCAGACGTAGAGATATTGTTTAGACCATTATTGAACGGTCCAATCTTTACTGGGTTACCGGGCATTAGATAAAGTCCTCAGGGTCAGTCTGAATAGTCGGATAAGATGCAGATTGTTCCACAGTCATATACTGCTGACTATTCACACTTACTTCAAACTGCTGTAGCTTTACGCCGGCGGCCTGATAATTCTCGTCCAACTCCATTGCCTGTGCAATAACATACTGCAATACGGCATTGAAGAAAGAATCAGGAACGCCAAGAATATCACCGGCTGAGGTAATCTTCTTCGGTCGCTTGTTGTAGTAAATAGTCAGACCGCCAGCAATTGCTTTATCTGGCTTTGGCCAAAGATTAAGTACGCCAGTCTTGACGTACCAAATAGTGGGAGTTCCGCTATCAGAATCTCCATCAATGATGTAGTCCATAGCTTCTGAGAATGTCAGATTCTTGAGGGGACGACCATCATAGAGAATAGTCTGTAGCTTATTCAAATCAGCAAAGGCTACGTCAGTAAGGATAGGATATTTATCCTGACCTGACACAATGTTAGTAACCGCGCTTGCTTCATTAATAGTGGAGTTCTTGATGCTGATTTCAAGCTGACCCTGATTAATCCAACGGATAATATCCGCTTGAGTAAACTGGATTTCTGCTTCATCGCCAACCTGACGAGTTACAGCTTCAATTACTTCCTGTGCAGTTCTGGTATACGCTTCAATTGACATTATCCAACTTTCCTGTCCCCATGCTTAAAGGTGTGAAGTGGACTTCTAGCAATAGTGTGAAAGATATCCAGGTTTTCGTTACGCTTTTCCAGAATCGCATCATTCTTGATCTTAGCCTTAGCGGCCTTATCTGCCTGAAACTTATCGTAGACAGCCTTAACGCCGCGAGCCGCAGTATCGTGCTCATAAAGCCACTGATAAACGAAACGGATATTACATTCATTTTCACGCAATTCCTTCAACACTGCACCGGTCAGTGCGTCAGTCAGTGCAAAGGGAAATTCTTCCCGCTTATCCCGAACATTAAGAGGCACCTGAGCCAGTCGAACATTGGGATAACGTTCTGCAATTGACTGTGCAAGAAACTGGTGATCCTGTGACATTCCTGTACCTGATTCAGGATCAAGAATATACGCGCTGTTAATTGCCTGTTCTGTAAGACCGAAACTCATGATTACTCCTATTGATAAAAAGCCGTCTGGACATAAGTATGCCCTAGCTTATTGGGAGTAATCAACAAGCTAGGGCGATACCATACTATTTACTTGGCCTTGAGAGTAAACTCAAACCCCTCTTCAATTTCAGCTTTAATCGTCGCTACAACTTCTTCCGAAACATCAGGAATAGTTTTGACAATATCAATAACTTTGGCCGCATTCCAAGCGGTATGCGCCCTGACTTCATTAATAACGTCACCGATACGGGCATTGATAGTTGCCTGATTAAACTTATTAGTTTCGTGAATGTACTGCTTAAGCTGATCCTCAGTCATGAATTCATCTCCTTCATAGTAATCTGTCATATAGATTCGTGGATTAACTCGACCATAGGTATTGCTACTAAGATCAAAGTTATAAGGCAAGCATCCAACATGGCAATGTGGGCCAGAACTTACTCCTGTATTACCGTCGGTATTACCTGTTAGGGCAATAATCTGACCACGAACAACCCGTTGGCCATTAGTTACCAGAATCTCTGACAAATGGCCGTATTCAAAATAAGGGGCAGTTTCGCCGTCCATATTAAGGATAACCATCTTGCCGCCATACTTAAGATTCCAACCAAAGTTATCCGCATAAGTTGAATCAAATTCACCACAGAAGGTAACATATCCATCGCCAGCGGCCCTAACAGGCGTTCCAGTAATAGTTAGCCAATCATCACCATTATGGCCGCCAGAAGGATTAGGTCCAAGATTTGGCCTTGATCCAAATTCCTGCCCGAGTTCAATATCTTGGTCGAAAGGAAGTAGGTATCCCATTTATTTGTTCCCTACTATAAAGGACCAAACAAGAGCGCCAATTGCAATAACAGGACTCAGTATTTGGGCAGTCCTTGGCATAGCAGCATTTGCCTTGTTATTAGCATCAACCATATCGGCACGCAATTCGGTAATATGTGCGGCGTTGATAGCTGTTTTACCGTCAACTGCACCAATTTTACCATTTAGATCAGTATTCATAGCTGTCATGTCAGTTCGCATTTGACGGCTAATAATTTCCTGATCTGTTAATCGACGAGCATGTTCTGTAACAAGTGTGGAAATAATACCTTTAATCTCCCCCAATTGCCCATAGATTGCCCCCATATCCTGTGCAGAATCAGGCATTATCTACTCCTTTTAGTTCACCAATGTCTACTCTAATCTGAGTATAAGATTGGCTATCAACGTCCCCAGCCATTTCTAGCCTTTCTTTATTGTCCCTTTATAATTGCGAGACGCTCAAATTCAAGGTCTACAGAGGCGGCACCACGCCAGCCAAGAATTACATCAAGTCGATTAATCGTTGGACCAATTGTGGAGCGCCAAGTAGTAAGAATCATTTCACCAGAAGTAGGCATAGGTGACGTATTATTAATCCACTCAGAGGTTGCAGAGTACAGGGATTCAGCAGTATATGTAATTGTTGAGTCAGTTAAATGGCGCAACATGAACCTTGGCGAATTGTCTGTATTTGTACCTGCGGCCAGTGGGACAAGGTTCGACCACTTAACTTTAATAGATGCCTGTACAATATCACCCGGTGCAAATTTCCCGGTAGCAATGAGTTCTGTAGTAGAGATGCCTCGAATTGCAGTATAGGAAGCATTAGCCGAAACAGTAACTTTAGCTTTATTTCCATAACCTTCAGAAGCTGCTTCGTATACAACCCCAGTTGTTCCTGAAAGCAAAGACCATCCAGAACCATTAGTAAGGAACTGTGGATTGGCTATAACTGAAAGAGGATCAACACTGCTAGAGGTTCTAGAGGGTCGGGGTACAATATGATTACGAATAGCATCAGCAAGAGCTTTACCGAGACGAGCGGCACCTGCAATAGAGTAGTGAGTTCCATCTACTGTAGTATTAGCTACTGGAAATCCAGTAGCTGGATCAGCAAGCGGTGTCCAAATATCCAAAGGAATAACACCGCGACGAGTAAATGCCAAGTCAGTAATATAGGCATTAACAGTAGAAACAACTGTTTGAATTGAAAGCGTAGTGAATGTAGATCGTGGCGGGATATTTTCTACAACTACTCGCCTACCTACAGCTTCACATTTATCAAGCATAGTATTAAGATCAGCAATAATCTGTGCCGCAGTATATCCAGCAGTTACGCTATTTGTCGGATTACCAATAATTACCCAGTCCGACTCATATGCCAAAACATCAGTATCAAAACGAGCAACCATTTGATCGTAACGGTTTCCGCCAATACCTGCATTACGGACAAGAGTAATTGCTCCGCCAAGGAATCCTTTTGCCCAGTGAAACATTCCCCTAGCGCGTACAGCAATGCCGCCAGAGGCATCAAGAGTGTTAGATCCTTCGCCGTTCTGTTCAGTTAGAGAAGAACCGATAATAATAAAGGTATTAGCCCTAGGCGCGGCACCTTTTGAAATAGTCAAATCAGTGCCAAAAATATTTGCAGCTTCTTTAGAAAGAATGTCTACTTCTGAGTCTTTCACATCAGGAAGAAATCCCTGCTTTTTTGCTTTAGCCAATATGAGGCTAATATCATCATTCCTAGTCCCCACAGGGAATCTCCTTAACTAATGATTCCGAGAGCAATAAGTTTTGCCCTAAGATCGTTTACTAGTGCCATTGTTGTTGCGGGATCAATAGCCGCTACCGGAGTTCCTGTTTGAGTATTAGCAGGTGCAGTTCCCTGAAACTTCAAAGAACTACGAAGCTCAGGAAGTGTCTGCGGCATTCTATCTGACGAATAGTCCCTTACTGTGGCACCATTATATTCTGGCATAGTAAATCCTTTCTTTCTAAAATCTTAACAGTTAAAAAGGGCACAAAAAAGGAGGGACGCCCCAACGTCCCTCCTTAAATGTCTAACTAATTAGTTAGCATCTTCGGTAATACCAGTGCAAACACCGTGAGTGTTGCGTCGGTTAATACCAAGCTCGCTGTATTCGTAAAGATCAGCAAGGTAAGCATCATAGCGACCAGCACTATCCTGCTTCTTAGACCACATAGAACCGTCGCGGTCCATAAACTTAAATCCGTGAGGACGGTACATCTTAATGTCCTTTTCATTCACGAAGTAAGTCTTACCTGCCGGAGCATCAATATCCGTAAGAATAGGGATGGGACCAGAAGCACCAGCATTGAATTCAAGACCGGTATAGCCACCTGCATAATCCTTAGGATTAACAAAGCGACGAGAAGCCGCAAGCAACTGCCAATAAGCTCGCTCTACGCCGGGCGTAGTAAGCATTACCGTGGTCTTTCCACCAGCGCGGGTAATACGGTCAGCCATTCGCTTCCAAATAGCCTCAGTAAGAGAACCATTAACGGCCATTACAGAGGACTTCCAGATA